TTATAATGAATAACCATCCGATCCCACGGCGTGGGGCATGGATGGGGCAAACTCACTCAATTTCTGGTTGAGGATGAGTACCTGGTCCTGGTTATTTTCAGCCATCCAGGATCCGTACACCCGGTAAACCATTTGCGCGTCGGTGTGGCCCATTTGCTTCGCGATGAAGTTCGGGTTAGCACCGGCAGCCAACGACCAGCATGCATACGTGTGTCGGGACTGGTATGCTCTGCGATAGCGAATCCCGGCGCGTCGCATTGCCGCTTCCCACGACTGGTTAATCGACCCCACTGCGTAATGATGCCCGGCACGGCCATTACGTGATGCGATCTGCGGGTTGAACACGAACGTGCATGGATGCACATCGGTACGGCCATACTCGCGCAGTTTCACCTCAACCTGATACTGCTTACCCAGGCGTGTCAGTTCTGCCTGACTCTTCAGCACGTCGATCGCTGGCTGAATGAGGTTGATGATACGGTCCGTCCCGGCCTCTGTTTTCGGAAGGGTGAACTCCTTCGTTAACGTGTGGTTCCGGCGGATCATCATCGTACCCGCTTTCAGGTCGATATCTTCCCAGGCCAGCGACACCAGTTCGCCGTGGCGCACGCCGGTGTAGACGGCAAGAGACCACATGTTTTTCAGTTGCTGGTGAGCGCAGGCGTTAATCAACCTGACAAACTCATCGCGCGTCAGCGGGTCAGGCTCGCATCGTGACCGCTTAAGCATGGCGATCCCGGTGAACGGATTCACCCGTACATAACCGCTATCAGCGGCAAACTTAAACATCCCGCCCATGGTCTTCATGTAGTTGTTGACCGTTCTGACGGAGCGGCCTTTAACCGGAGTTTTTTGCCCGGCCTTCAGAGTGTGATAACCGGTCAGCAATTCCTTCCTGATAAACAGCAGGTCTTCCTGCGTCACCGCAGACACCAGCCTGTCACCGCCGATCCTGGGCACCATGTTGCGCGCTATAGATGCATAGCGTGACATCGCGTTGGTGCTGATCTCCATACGCTTCAGTTCAAGCCACTTGTTCGCCAGCTCCAGCACGGTGATTTCCTTGCTCTCCACCCCAAACCTTTTCAGGTTAGGCGAGTCTGGGAATTGCGCTGCATAGTTGAAGTTGCCGGTCTTAATCGAAAAGCACACCGACGCGCGCAGCTCGCCAGCGACCTTTCTGTTTTTTGGTGTATCCGGCACGCCGAGGCTTTCACGCACCCGGCTGCCTTTATAGATGAACCATACGCGGAGCGTCCCGCCATGGTTTTCCACGCCTGTTGGGTATGCTGACTTAGCCATTATTCCCTCCTGACGTCCAAGAGCCCGCTAAGCATAAACGGATCTTCATTGGCGCGCACCCGGCTGTTTCTTTGACATGCTCTCAACCCACTGGTCGACAGCCTTTCGGTTGTACATGCATTCGCTGTTTTTCTTCGGCACGCCGTCCGGTGAGACGTGAAGATATTCCCGTCCTACCATCCAGCATTTTTTGCGTGCCCGCTCGATAGTGCCAGGGCGAAGGCCGGTAATCTCGACGAGCTTTTCTTCGGTTACCCAGTCGTTGGGCACGATTAAGGTCATTTCGCTCATGTTCGCTCCTATGACATTGTTTTATAAAACTGCGGGCCGTCGGGTGTGGCCGCGCGTAATTCGTTTTCCGCGTGCACTGAATAATTGCCGTCATCCCATCGCACCCAGGCTTTCGGGTGATCGCCTTCCGGCTCCAGTTGGCTATCAACCACGCCATGTATACCGCCGGTCTTCTTCTGGACTAATGCGCCCACATTAAAAGCAGCCATTGCACACCTTCCGGTTCGTGAAAAAATGAGATGAGAGCATCCAGCGCCATAAGTGCGGCGATGAGCCAGTTCATGGGGTTTGATTGCATGATTAACTCCCAAAAGAAAACCCGCTCAGTGGCGGGTTCTATTCAGGTGAGGCAGGGATGTGGCGAACGGTCTATTCGGGCATTAAAGCGAGGAAATCTTTTTTATAAAGTTCTTTCAATTCAGACATAACCTCGGCAGAGGCCATTTCATGGGTAAGCAAAGTTCTGCCCAGACGTTTCTCAGCATCCTGCTGAAAATCAGAAAAACTCCCGATCAATACCCCAGTGTAGCCAGTTAGGATGGTGCACTGCTGCTGTGTCAGTTTCATCTAATTCCTCCTTTATGATTACGGTATTCTATCGCACTAAATTTTAGTACCCAATAGCCAGCTCATAACTGGCTATCAGTTGCGTCATGATTTGATGTGGAGGCGCGGCTCGCCGTCTTTCGGCTCCGGCCACTGGCGCGCCATATTCACCTTAAGCTTTTCTTCCAGCGCCGCGGTGATTTGCTCATCGGTGATACCGGCGCGCCGCTGTGCGTCCCATAGCAGGAACTGAATATCAGCCCATTCGCTGAGGTCGCCGGGATCGGCGGCAGCTTCCAGCGCCTCTTTCGACAGATGCTTCAGCGGCCCGACGGGGCCGACATTGCCGAAGGTCTTTTCTGACCATTCAGCGTGGCGCCGCCGGATCAGGTTTCTGGTGAACTGCGATTTCTTCGATTCGTAAGGTTTCACGCTCTCTCCTCATGCCGCACACCGGGCGCACAGCTTAGAATTACTTACGCCAGGCGAAGCTAATCGGCTCCGGCGTAATCCACAGGTGGCGCATGTTCGCCACGTTCACCACATCAGAATCCCGCGGGTAAATCTCCACGGCATCCCGATCCCCGTAGCCAACCGCTGACTTTATCTCCTGCAACGCATCCCAGCTGATGCCGTCCTTCCACCGACCTGAACTGCCAATACTGGTGGTGTTCACCGTCAGGCGAATGACGCCGTTCTCTTCCTGAAATTCCTGAACAAGAAAGTAAGAGTTAGCCCACACGTAGCTCCGCTTGGGGTCGTGGCATCGTACCGGCCACTGCCATTCCGGTACCGGCTTGAGTATTCCGATCACTTTTAAACTCCCCTCTGCTTTTTCTTCAGCTCTATAACGCTCTGGCACTCCGCGCACGTCTGGCAGCCTGGAACGGCAGCGCGCCTTGGCTCGGGAATTGGTTCATCGCATTCTGCACAATGCTCAGCTGATACGGCGTTGCGGTTCAGTCGGTGAGCGGAAAGGGCAGCGTTACGCTGAAGCTCTTCTATCTCTGCTGCTGTGTCGATGATGTCAGCCATGTCGTGCTCTCCTGCGTTTCTTGGCGGCTCTGCGTGCCGCGGCAATGCCAGTCCTCCCACCACTAACCGGGTAGCTATTTCCGGTATATAGGGAAGGGGGAATTTCTGCGATGCTCCACGACTTCACCGACGCCAAGGTCCCAGCCATGACAGCTAATGCGATGGATGTTCGTTTCATAGATGCTCCCGGAACTGTCGGTTAATTCGCTTGAAGGTGAACGCCAGCAATAAAAAAGGTCGCTTTAGCGACCTGGTGATTTGGGATGTCATGGCTGTGTCCACCCCTTGCCTTTGACGTGCTGGATGACACCAAGCTTCCTGAGCGACTGGAGGCGGCGGTCAAGGATGCGGAAGACGTCCATCGGGTGCTTTCCTTCTGCTTCAGCAATGACGAGGCACTCCTGTCTGACGGAAGGGCTAAATAGTTCAGAAAAAGAGGTTGGCTGAGCGCCGATAGCGCTTAACACTTCGCTATCCAGTTTCGCGTATTTGGTCATGCTGCACCGCCTTCATTCTTCTCTGCTTCGACTGCCATCTGCTCAAGCCGTCGAGATAGCTCGGCGGCCAGTGTCTGGAAATCTTCCTCAGACGCCACTGGGATCGGCACAAAGCGAATCCCGATGTGCGCCAGATGGTTGGCTATTTCGAGGCTTTTTCTCAAATCAACTGGTGCGGCTCTGTTCATGCTGGTAACCCTTTCACTGCGAGGAAGGTAGCCATCGACTTATCGACCATCTTCGTGTTGTGGTATTTGGAGATCGCCCAGGTGATGGCAAAGAGTATCCAGCGGAAGTGGCTGGTGTAAGTCTTGAATGTCAGACCGTCGCAGACATCCCAGGCACTCCAACTTTCGGGCCAGTCAGCGTTATAAACTGCCTGATATGCTTCCCAATCATTGCTAAATCCACCCCGGCATAATTCACGGACTACCTCACGAACCTTGGCTTTATCACTGTCTGGAGTATCGTCTTCATCATCCCAGTCTTCGTCTTCCTGCTGGTCTTCTGGTGTATCTTCCAGATACTCGCTCATTGATCCCTTCAGGCTCCGGCAAAAAGCATCATGATCGTACTCTTTCGCCAATAGCTCACATGCTGAATAGCCAGCGCCAGCCTCCAGCTTTTCGGACCAATAACCGGTGTTAATCCCGTCTTGCCACGGACCGAAAAAGTCGAACATGTCCGCGATACGGGAGAATGTCCAGGTGCCCATGTCGCCGGTGACAGTCAGATATCCCGGCCAGGTGATAATGTCGAAGTAATAACAGGACGTGCCGGGCTGCTTCATGCGCAGGTGGCGGTAAAGACCGTCATCACGGATTATTTCAAGTCGGTGAAAGGCGGTATCAAGCAGAAATCGGGTTGATGTATCGATCTGTCGGCGAATCATTGTTCGGCTCCAAACCGCCCGTTAAGGCGGCCAGTTTTGACGACGAACTCCAGGAGGCTAACTCCCAGAGCTTCAATTTTCTTGTGATGCTTGTTGATGATGGGTGGCACCGTTTCGTTCCAGTTAGGCTTTGGCTTTTTGCGCATGGCCTGCTGGATTTCCTCGGTGCAGCGGCGGCAGGCGGCGCGGATGGCGTTGTCTGTTTCTGGCGTCATGCGGCCTCCCGGCGGGCGAGAAGTTTCGCCCCGAAAGCCATCAGCTCGTCCCGGTCCACAGTTGCGAAGTGGCAGTGTGTACGCGGGTACGGTCGCCAGATGATAAGCATACTGCCTTTGTTATTTCCGCTGACCGGGTTACCGGTGACCGGGTTGATAAATGCCAGCCGCCCGGCGGTGATGAAACGAACCTCGCTGGCGGTCTGGATAGCTTCCTTGAACCAGCCAACCGATGTGTCTGCCGGTACCAGCATGACCGTGCCGATCTGATTGGCGCTCTCGGTGGCGGCCTTTTTCACGAACGGAGTGATGTCGCTGTATGGAGGGTTCAGCCAGACGTAGCCGGGAACATTCAGGTAATCAGCCCAGGGCGTTTCCAGTGTGTTCTGCTCGGCGGTGATGAACTTCCGGCACAGCGCGTTATGCGACGCTGCGGCGGCATCCAACTGGAAGCAGAACTCAGCATCAAGGGAGGCGAAGAGGGCTGGTGGAGTGCGCCAGAGGTCGCGCTGATCTGCTGGCGTGTTGCTGCCGGTGTAATCAGTCAT